TGTAGTCTCCGTCCACGCCGTTGCAAGACCAATGAACGATGAAAACGACATCGGTATCGCCGTCCTCCTGCGGGAGGCAGTCGAGTTGCGAGATGTTCCAAGTGATAGTGGTCATTTATTTGCTCTCCAATGCGACGGTTTCTTCGAGGGTGAGGGTTAGGGTGATGTCGGACATATTAGGCAACCTTCACGATAATCAATGCGCGACCATCATCCTGCACGGCGATGACCTTGCCAACAGCAGATTGGTACTGCTCAAATGTTGGGTTGCTAACCGCCACGCCCTTGATTGCGCCGTTGTCGTTAATAGGGACAATGTACTGCCCCGGCGTTGCACCCAGCACATTGACCGGAACCTGTCCGGCAAAGGCAATGCGGTCTACCTTTTGACGCGCAGCCTCAAGACCTTCGGGGTCATCCTTAAAATTTGCCCCCCACGAATCGCCGCCAACATAAGACGGGTCGGTTGACTTAACAACAAACGAAATTGCATTAGCAAACACATTCGTTAATTTTCCGTCAGCGTCAATCCCGCATACATCGCCCTTGGCAAGCGCAAACTCGCCAGCCTTGGTCATGTATTCAGCGTAGTCTGCACCCGATGCGTTGACCGTGCCGCCTGCGTTGATTGACCTTAATGTTGTTGCATCGCGGCCAACTTTTGTTGCGGCATTTGCTGCGTTTGCGTTAAATCCGCTTACTCCATACCAGATTTGACTAGTTGAACCGCCTGTGCTTTGAAACTCAACGGTGGTATTGCCGCCATCGTTAGTTACAGCCTTTCTCAAAATGTGATAACTGCCGGTAGTTACTCCCACCAGCAAATCACCCCCGCTCGTGATGCGGGCGCGTTCGGCGTTGTTGGCGTAAAGAAGAAGCGCATGATTAGAAGTAGTGCCTACAATGCCTTCAGTCGTGTAACTAACAACCGTTTTAATGGTGCCATTGCCAACACCAAGCCCACCGCCTACAACATCAAGTTTTTCGGACGGACTCGCCGTCCCGATGCCGAGGTTGCCGCCAGAAAAAGTTGCAACTTCGGTTGAAGACGCACCAATTCGCAAGGCAGTACCGTCGTATCTAATTGCTGCCCCAGTTGGGCTACCTGAAATCAAGTCAGAAGCACGCCCCATGTAAAGGTCATTCGCGCCACTTTGCTCAACACGAATGAAATTGCCGCTAATATGCAATTTACCAGTAGGCGAACTCGTCCCGATGCCGAGGTTGCCACTCGCATTCAGCGTCATCGCCTGCGTGAACGAGATGGCGTTGCCTGCGGTGCCGGAGGCTGCGGTAGACCAAATATGCTGTCCGCTGTTCTGATTGTACTTTGACGCAAAACCGTTATTGATGTACTTCTCTGTGCCATCCGAAAACGCATTTTGCGTAATCGTCATGTTTGCGTTATTGAAGTTCCAGATTGCGCCAGCAGGAGTCTGAAGGGCTTTTTGCCCACTCCCCCACGCACTTGGCGTCACGCCCAGACCGAGGTTGCCGGAGGTGTCAAGACGCGCAACAGAACTTCCATTTGTCATAAAGTCAAACGGATGCGCAGTAGTCGTGCCAATCACCATCGGCCTTGCAGCGTCTGACTGGTTGTAGCGAATAGCCCCAGATACCGCAGCATCACTACGACGGAAAACATACAAATCGGTTGTATTTGCGCTTGTGTTAGCAGTAGCGGTAAATACCGTTGAGCCTGCCGAGGCACCTACAGCCTCAACCTTGCTTGCAGGCGAAGTCGTCCCGATGCCGAGGCCCGTCGAGGTGAGGCGCATTTGTTCTGTCGCGCCGTTTGCCTCAAAAATCAACTCTTTCGAGTTGTTGCCATAAAAACCAGCAAGGTTGCCAGTCGTCCCGTTTCTAAAACGAAGAATGGCATTATTGGTTGTTGAGCCTTCTAAATTTGTAACAGCATTGCCAGTTGCAAAAAGACTAAGTGTTTGCGTTCCATCAAAGGTCAGCGCACTTCCACTCGTCGCCACCTTGCTGCCGTTCAAGTACAACACGCCGTTGGCGGTGCCGCCGGAGAGGGTCAGGTTGCTGCTAACGGTAGCCGAAGCAACAGAGACATTGGTAATGCTAAGGCTGCTGATCGTGAGACTGGTCAGCGCAAGATTGGTGATACTGGCAGAGGTCGCTGACAGGTGCGTCAGGGTGGCGGAACCTGCGCGAAGCACAGTGGCTGAAGCATCCGACGAGACAAGGTTCGTGATGGATCCAGAGGTCGCAATCAGATTGGTGATCGTGGCACTGGAAGCGGTCAGGTTCGTGACAGAGAAACTGTTGGTTCCGAAGTCAGCGATGTAGTTCAAACCGTTGACGATATCCGTGCCATTTGAGACAAGGACCATCTTCTTGCCAGTCGGTACCGATACACCCGTCTGACCCGACACCTTCACCGTTACAGCGCCGGTCGAGTTGTTGAAGATGAAGTAGAGTTTCTTGTTGGCAGGCACAATCAGGTTCGTGCTTGCACCACCCGTACCGGTCAACTCGATGTACATGTTCCGGGCAACGCCGGTCGAACCATTTGGGATGGTGATCGTCGTGTCAGTGCCAGTTGCAACCGCCTGAGTCACATAGCCAGAGATGGCCTGCTCGATAAGAGTACCGAGGTTGGAATTGGTGGTCGTACCCCAAGTACCGGCTTGGTCGCCAGTACCGATGAGTTCGATAGCAAGGTTGGTGCTGAATGTACTAGCCATGTTTAAACTCCTAATTCACCGTGGGGATGTTAGCCCAAGTCGTTGTTTGCGAGTCATCGACATCGGACCATCCCGGTGTCTGGTCGTCGTTTAAATTCTGCCAGTTTGCGGTCTGGTCGTCATCAACTGGATTCCAGAGATACGCCCCTGAGGTGATATCCGAGATGGTTATGGACTCAGACACATCCGCTTCGAAGGTCACCCCGCCTGAGGCGATATCAACCGCGCTCAGGATCTCGTTGATCATGGCCTTGAAGTCAACCAATCCCGCATCTATGTCAGACGCAGAGGCTGTCTCAGAGACGCTGCTGCCAAGGGCGACCAAGGACGAGGGGTCATCAGAAGCCGTCACAGACTCGTTTATGACCACCGGGAATGAGAACACTGAGTAAGACTCGTCTTGCCCGGTCGCCGTCTCAGATGCCTGTGAGTTGAAGTTCTGACCTGCCAGAACCGCATCAGAGGCCACCGCCGACTCATCCACCATGGTCTTGTAATCAGGGGTGGATAGGACCGCGTCAGAGGCTATTGCAGCCTCGCTGACCATGGTCTTGAAGTCGGCATTAGCCAGTACAGAGTCCGCTCCTGTAGCCGTCTCAGAGACGCTGGAGCCTAGACTGTAGATAGACGAGACGGTGTCTGAGGCGACAGAGGATTCCGTGACCGGCGCATTGAACTGCGTTCCGGCACCGGTATTGGCATCGTTGGCGACAGCGGTGTCTTCAGAGGAACGGTCATAGACCGACATCCCCCAACCTGCTTGACCCCAAGTGCCTGATCCCCAGCCGCCCTCAGCCACAGACTACGCCTTGACGAGTTCGTCTTCCGGAAACCAACGGGACTGGTTCTGACCGTTCGCATCGACCCAAGAGACAAGGCACATGATCACACCGTCTTCGGTCATCATGAACTTCTCTACCGGGCCTTCGGGAACAACCACTACCAACTTGACCTTCTCGCCCTTTGCAAACTTAGCCATGTTTAAACTCCTTATGCAGCGTCAAGGCTGAAGGTGTAGGTGACAGACAGGACATCGCCGTTTTGGACTGTGCGATCTCCGGGGGCTGCGAAGTCAGAGGCAGAGAACAAGGTTCCAGACGAACCGCCGGGGAGGTCTCCGCTTGTCAGGAACGCGCCACCGACATTGGCAGAGGCGTTGATCAGAAACTGTCCCGGAGAGGCAGAGTTCGCGATGACCGAAGGATCTGCCGTGGTGGCAGCGCCGAAGGTCGCAGCAGGACGGGTCGCGTTGCTGTAAGCCGTCACCTCCGTCCAACCGGCATGGCTTGCCATGGTGTCGGTCGAAGACGGGTTGTTCGAAGAGGCAGGTCCGTAGATACCGAGATACCACGCAGCGGTGTACCCGGAACCCTTGAAGTACTTGGTGTTCATGTCGGCAAGACCGACATTGACCACGAGGTTGTGGGACTTCTGCTCCCACTTCAGGTTGCCTTCCTTGTCACGGCAACGGACCGTGAAGATGCCGCCTCCCTTGAGACGAGCGTTTGCACCGCCGCCCTTTGCGACATCGGCACCGACATTGTCAAAGGACTTGGCCTTGTTGATGAACATGTGATTCTCCTAATTGAAACGCAGTAGTGCCGAGGTGTAGGTGTTGGTGGGCATCTGCACAGTGAATGTATTGGTTGCTGTTTTGTCGTTTCCGAAACTGATTACAGCGATGGAACGGTTCGCTTTGCTGAAGTTGTAGATCAATCCACCAGCAGAGGTGAAACTCGCCGGGTTCCACGCAGCGTTGTTGAAATTGACATACACGACACCGTTGGAGTTGTTGATGGTGACTCCCGTCAGCACCACGCCTCCTGCGCTGTAACCCGATCCGACCACCTCGTTGGTGGTGCTGTATACCGTTGTGTCCTCGTTCAGAGTCGCAATGCTGGTATAGAGCGCGAACTTGATGGTGTCCGTCTGTAGGTCGTGGATACCCTTGAGCAACTCCTCGCGGAAACTGACGGTCTGTGTCTGAAAGATCATGTGACCGGAATCCTATTGAGGCCAGACCGGAAGGCATCACGACGATCCTTACCTTCGCCAAGGAGTTTCAGGAGACCCAACGATTCCTGATACTTCTGTTCGTAGTAGGTGATGATGTCCTGTTCACCCTTCATGTAGAGGTAAGCCTCTCTCAGGGTTCCGTACAGAAGGACGGTTTCGAAGTTGTCACCCAGCCACGAGGTGGTAGCGGTGACGATGGATTCCGGATAGTAGTAGTAATGCAGTTCGACCTGATAGTTGCTGTCCGGGGTGGGACCAAGGATCAGCGTGTTCTTGTCGAAGATGCCGTAGTACTTGGGAACCCCAGTGTCATCCGGGTCCGGGTAGCACTCACGGATGAAGTTCACATCCTTGTCGATCAGGAACGACTGAGCGTTCGTGGTAGGGGTGATGACTGCCAACGAGAAGTTCGCCAACCAATCTGCGGGAACAGTTAGGTACTTGTTGTTGGGGGTAAGGGTGCCGATCTGATTCTTACGGATGGCAGGGATGAAGACCGCGTTGTAGATACGCTCTTCCGCCAACTGCACAAAGACAGGGATGTTCGCAACGAACGAAGTTTCCTCGTTCTGCGTGTACTGTTTAACCAGATTTACGAGTTGCGTGTAGTTCATGTCACAGCCACCGTGACGGTTCCGACGAACCCGGTCGAGATAAGATCATTGGGTGTGAGACTTGTGTCATATGCCTGCGCCCCTCCAATAGGGTTGAAACCCCACTGGATCATCCGGCTACCGTTCGCGCCTTGGTTGCCGGGGGCAAAGAAGGTGTTGTCAGGACGGGCATTACGCAGCGCCTGAGGGTCATCCATGGGGACACGACCCAACTGCAACTGGGGATGATCAACATCCATGCATTCGAAGCAGACCCGGATGCCAATCGGCAACAGGTTCTCATACTGCTGATTCAAGTCATGCAGTTCATACCGCTGTCCGCAACGGTCGCAGAACCCGAATGCGTTCTTGCCTGATGAGAACGGCTTGCCCATTTAAACATTCCTACCAATGTACCCGTTCATTGGGACAAACCGTACAGAAGCCTTTTCCCGGTCTTCGCCTGCCGCCAAGTCCCACTGAACCTCATATTCCTGCTTGAGGAACGACAGCCTGTCAGCCGCATCAGGTCTCTTCATGGCGACATAGTAGGCAAGTCCAGCCACAAGGCAGGGGAGGAACCTTGC